ATTTCCGTAATGCTCCGGAGTTACTATGTTCTCCGTTCTCGATCAAGTTCGAGGGAGAGACATATGTGACATGCAATGGAAACCCGATGGGCTTACCAGGCACGAAGATCATGCTCCACACTTTATCAAAGTGCTTCGACATCGGATGGTCGGGCCGAACATCGGCTCTTTCCTTCAAGAAATTGCAGTCACACCCTTGGCAATGTGCCGGGGATGACGTCGTAAAACTTTCGAACTCTTATCAAGAGCTTGAAAAGCTTGGAGAAACCGCTGACCTATACAAGGTGAAGCGTTCTGAAGAAAAGTGGGGGATATTTAATATCCGCGCACCTTTCTGTGAGACCCCCATAGACTTAAAGTCTGTAGGAGGCCACACCTCAGCCAACCACATTGACATCGTCAAGTCGAGGCTGCTGTCGCCCGAAGTGAAATCAACACAAGGGGACGACGACACGAACCCGATTTACGGGAAGGCCCAACAATTCTCAACCGAGGTCAGCTGGGCAGGATGGAACTCCGTCGCATTGCGAAAGATATTCCGTCATAACTTCCAAGATCACATCGAGGGCAACGACCCGTTGGGTATGCCGAGATGGATTGGAGGGTGGGAACTTGCAGAAACCGAACAGGAGTCATTCGACCTTGTATCGGAAACTGTGAAGAAGGGATGCTTGAAAGTCATGCGACTTATCCAAGATCACAGAATCCTGGAAGCCGATAGGCTCAAGCAAATCTTGTCGAAGCTCACAAGACGTGCAACGCACGACAGAGGAGCTGAGATCGTTGATAACGATCATGCAGGTCCCTTAGCAGAATTGCTAGCGGAGTTCCTGCCAACTATGAGTTTGAACGACATCCTTCTGTCTGAAGGGCTCCGTGAGGAAGCTATCGCAAAAATGCGACATGTCGACAAGCACAAATCAGCAATATCGAAGGGATATTTGCCAATTTTCCGGACTCTCCGGACCCCATGTCTTCTACCTTATTGGAAAAGAAGAATGGACAAGCGATCACGCTTTACAACCACAACGTGGAGGAAGCGACTGCAGCAGGTCGAAGACCTTCTGCATGATCACATCGCCGATATGGACTCCGTAACACTCGACGAGTGGAAGGAGGTCCTTACCTACGACGGCAGAAGTTACCTCGAAGAGGTATACTACTTGCGGGACGACCTGAACGTCTTCATCGAAGACGACCCAGCGCATGTGGAGAATTTGAATCTTGAGAGCAGGGATTGCGGTTTCTCATTGAGAATTGCGATCCCTAACAAGACTCTCCTCTTTTCTCAGATAACATCTGAGGAGGGGATTGAGCCTCGGCCGCCCAAACTCCGACGGACATTGTCCGCGTGATGGGCAGCTCGAGTGGTCTGCATATTATGCAGACGCATATCGGGCGTATATTCAATGAACATACCGGACCCCGAATGGGG